TATTGCTTCCAAAAGTAGTATTGCCGCCAGTACCACCAGCGCCCCAACTACCAGTTCCTCCACCAGCACCTCCACCGCCACCGCCAACCATTTCAACAATAAGATAGCGAGTATTTGCTGGTGTTGTGTATGTTCCAGAACCTGATGTATAGACCGTCACTTGAGGCGTACTGCCCGTAATGATTGGGCTTGTTAATGTAGGCGTAGTTAGGGCTTGGTTTGTGCTTGAGCCGTTGTATTGCTGTATTGCATTCAACACCGAACTTACCAAGAAGCTCTCTGTGACCACTGCATCGCCTACTGTGCAGGCGTTGTTCAATACTACCGTTGTGCCTGTTGTGGCTACAAAGTCTGTAGATACAAGGCGTACCCCGTTCCTGTAAACGTCGATGTAGCCAACGGTATAGGAAGGCACACTAAATGATGTCTGCCCCGCTGTTGCGGTAAAGTCTGTTACGGTTCTGTAGGCTGTAGTCGTTACGCCGCTGGCTGGGATGCCAAGATAACGAACGCTGATGTTGCTTGTACCGCTTGGCGGGGCGGCTGAGAAGGTCAGGGTTGTGCCTGATACAGAGTATGTACTTGGGTCTTGGAGTACGCCCGTTACAGCAACGATGATCGAAGACGTGTTGGCAGGAGCCACCGTCATGGTGTAGGCTACTTGTGAGCCTGTCCCGCTGAACGTATCAGTCAGGAATGCTGCGGTAAAAGGTTGATTGCCTATGAAAGCCATGTTAACTGTTCCTCGGTGGGTCTGGCTAGTGTTGGATGGTTCCAAGCAGCAATGTAGTCACCCTTGCCGTCAGAGTCGTTCTGCAAGCGGATGGTGTCAAAGAAGTCCTTGTCTTCCAAGGAAGGGTATAAAGATTTAATTTTTTCTAGAAGTGTCATCATGCGCCCCTTACTAAACAACCGTGAAGATATGTGGTGGTGCTTCCCGAAATTACGGCAATAGTGCCAGTACCAGATACATACGCATACAATTCAACATAGTCTGTGGAGCCATTTAAATAAATTAAAGACGCTATAGAACTCATCATGGTTGAATTTGTTGCAGTATTATTGCTTCCAAAATGTGCTATTGAACCATTTTTGTAAATAACAATGTATCCAGTAGTTATAGAAACAGTTGAGGAAAAATAAAGGTTTCCTGAAAACTGATAATAGCCAGCAACTTGCGGAGTAAACCGATAATTTGTGGTTATGTCAAAAGCACTAGCGGTATCAAACAATTCCGCATTTAATTGAATCTTTGTAAATGTTGAAACGGTGATATTTTGATTTGCAGTTGGATAAGCACTAAACGCAGGGCCAGTACCTGCCACACCAGTAGCCAATTTTGCTTGGGACACCCCTGCTGCTTCGAGCCCCGCTGTTCCAATAGTGCTGATAGGCATTATCTACTCTCCAAAGCTGTGATTCGGGCTGTCAGGGTGGTGATGAGTTGACTTTGTTCTTTGATTGCGGCGACCAGAAGCGGAATTACATCGGTGTATTGCAACCCAAGAGTTCCAATTTCATCATCAAGCTGATTTACAGCTTCCGGTAGTACAGCTTGAACATCTTGTGCAATCAAAAATGCTCGGCTTACGTCTTCAGCGTCTGTTTTAAATCGCCCTGTTACAGCACGCAAGGTTGCAACTTTTGCAGTTGCATTTTCAATAGGTTGAAGGTCTGTTTTCAAGCGTTCATCAGATGAGCCAGTCCAAGATGTACCACCATCAACAATATACACACCTACGCTGCTTTGGTTATAAAGCACTATGTTATTTGAGGGGTTTGGCCCTAATGTCCAATACTTTCCGGCAGTGGCTCCGGAATTTCTTAATCCTAGTTGTCCTGAAGAACCTGAACCTTGCAAATTAGCTGGCATAGCAACAAAGGCGGATGTTGCCCCCACCAGCAAGTTACCGCTGGAGTCGATACGGGCCCGTTCTGCTGGAGTACCGCTTGAATTAGTAAAAAATGTTAGTGCAGTAGTGCCACCAGACCCAGCCTCCATTGTTGCGCCGACAGAAGCTCTAATAGCCGCGCCAGCACCGCTTCCATCAGCAGAGAAAAACTGAACCGCAGTAAATTGTTGTGTTGTGTTCCATGCACCTGTACCGCCATCTGATGATGTGTCTGTTAGTCGCAAAGCAACCGTAGTTCCAGACCCAGTAGACAAACCACTGTCACGAGATAAATTTAGCATGGTTGCTGGCGAACTCGTCCCAATCCCCACGTTACCGCTGGCATCTTTTACCAAACCCCCGTTACCGACATTAAGTGTGTCAGTTGATGCGTCACCAAGGATGGTGTTGCCTGTTGTTGTGAAGTTTGTAATAGCGCCAAAGCTGGCGGATGTCACTGTCCCCTGACCCGGTGCAATGACCTGAGTGATGGGGCTGGTGTAGTACACATAGATATTGTTTGTCCCGCTCAGAGGAGCAGAAGTAAACGTGATCGTGCTACCGCTGATCGTATACGCCGAACTGGGGTTCTGGGCTACGTTGTCAATGGTTACCTGCACCTGCGCCACAGACGCAACTGGGCGAGACAGCGTGAATGCCGTGGCAGACCCTGTACCACTGAAGTAATCAATGGCTGGCGTGAAAGCCTGTGTAGTGTTGGTGTTGCCTATAAAAGCCATGTTATGCCGCCAATAAGACAGAAACCACTACGTCAGCCGATGTTGCCGCGCTTGATACCACCTTTAGCGCATCTGACGCAATCAGCACAATCCTGTTACCTTGAATTACCTCTAGCGAACCGCCCACGGGAACAGTAGCCGTCTTGACCAAGTAGTAGTCCACCGCAGACCGAGTGAAGTACACATCACAGGTGATAGGGGAAACGGAAGTGTTAGCCACCACCAGACTGGCTACAGCCGCCGTAGTGGAAGCAGATACCGTAACTAGGGTAGAAGCAGATGTGCCAACATTCTTGGCTACATAGGAAGTATTGGTATAAGTTGCCATATTAGCCCATCATAAAAGAAAGAAAGTACGCTTGGTCAAGGATGTTCTGCGTAGGAGGATCATTAGTGACTGAGTATTCGGCGGGGTAGGTTACAAAGACGTCCTTTGTTCCTGCGCTAAAACTAAGTGCTGATGGCTGTGTAGCTGAACTATTTGACAGAACTGTTGTACGGGCTAGGGTTGTACCCGACGATGTGTAAGTACCAATCCCAACTTCCCACTCAGAACCCGTTTGTCCAGCAATAGTGTAGTAGGTGGTGTTTGCATTACCAATCACCGCAAAAGACTGAAACCCAGTTGATGCGCCAAGAAGCGTCACTGTTCCCGTACCTGTCGTGGTAGTTGTTTCTTTTACCCGGTCTGCAAGTACGAGAGCCATATTTATCCTTAATCTGTCTCAACCAACGCCCAGTTGGATGTCTCTGCGGTGTTGACCAACGCCCAGCTAGAAGATTGAGAGTCGTTTACATTTTGCCAGTTTGCGGTCTGGTTGTCATCTACCAAAATCCAATAGACGGGAACCACAGTTCCAACCGCGCCAGAAGCGGATACACCTGACAAGGCAACCGTTACTACAGGGCCAACCGACCCAACCAAACCAGACGCTGAATCCGTGGTTAGCGGAGCAACTTGCGCGTAATCAACAGCACTGACCGCCCCAGAAGCGGTGACACTTGTCAAAGCAACTGAGATTACAGGAGCTACCGAGCCAACTTCGCCTATCGCCACATCGCCGGATGTCGCATCCGACTCGTTGTAAATTACCGTACCAACAAGACCAGACGCCTCAACCCCTAACAGGGCAACTGTGATACTAGGAACAACCGTGCCTACTGCACCGTCCGCTTGAACACCTGTTAGCGCAAATATCTTCTCTGGGGTAAGTGTACCTGTAGCCCCGTTAGCATGAACACCCGCTATTAATGGGAAGTTGGTTTCGTCTACAGCACCAACGTCTGCGTTAGATAAAACACCAGTTAAATCTACGGCTTGACTTTGCGTAACAGAGCCAACACTGCCAGTTGCAGATACGCCCGTAAGAGCGACAGTGATTTCTGCTGTTACAGACCCAACAGCACCCGTTGCCTCATTGCCTGTAAGAGCAAAAGCCTTAACAGCCTCTACCGTCCCAACCGCACCAGTCGCAACTACACCCGTCAGGGCAACAACAACTGTGTTTTCCCCTAATGACGCAAACGGTGCCTGTGCATATGCGGAGATACCAAACATGGTCTACGGCTTACGCCGCCTCCGCTTAGGTTGTTGCCAGACGCAGTAACGCGGTTGATGTGGTGTTGGCTGGCATCGTTAAAGTGAACGTGCCCGCAGTAATGGTCTGACTACCAAAGGTATGAACAGAAACCGCTTTATTACTCTGCGAAGAGTTATAAATTAACACCGCATCAAAGGCTGTGGCTAAAGTCACCGAGGTGTAAGTCAAGCTGGCAGAAGGAGTAAAAAACGCTACGCCCGCCGTAGTAGAGGCGTTGGTCGCTGTAGGAGGAGTTGCAGCCGTGACCGCTACACCTCCTGCGGTGTACCCAGCACCAGAGACTTCTCCAGTTGCCGAATATGCCGTAGTAGATGCGTTGTAAGTAGCAGATGCCAAATACAAAGCCGCTTTAAAAGTGTCGGCTGCGGATGTGCCACGGGTCGGCGCAGTGCCGAAGTTATGTGTTGCTGTTAGCAGCTCGCCCATAAACGAGGTGGTCATTGATTGAGTATTGGCCATGATGTTTCCTTTATCCGATTGATTCTGTTTCGCCACCAATGAATGCAGGCGACTTCTTTAAAGTTACATGGGCAGAACGGTGAACAAGCTCACCCTCTAACCAGTACTCAACCCATGTTGTGAGTTCATTGTCATTATCCACTGTGCCGTTCCGCTTTTCAAGCAGAGAATCGTCCATGTCGCCTTTTGTTGTGGTTACAAGCATATTTATCCTTATGAAATTCGCACAATTGCGCCGGAAGCATCTGCGGCTGGGAAAGTGATTAAAAAAGTAGCATTGGCTGTAGTCTTATCCGCACCGAAATCCAGCACCGCCACGGACTTGTTACCCTGCGTGCTGTTATAGATCAGAGCGCCGCGAGCCGTAATAGTTGAACTTGCCCAAGATGTATTGGAGAAGCTGACAAACGCGGTGGGGATACTCGCGGTACTGTTACCCGAGGTGGGGCCCGTAGAAATAACCAGCGTGTTGCCGCCCGCCGTGTAGCCCGTCCCAACCACTTCGTTGGTCGCGGTATATGCAGTCGTAGCGGGGCCGATATCTGATACCGCTGTGTACAAGGCAATCTTAAAAGTGTCTGGCGTTGTTGGGCCAAAGTTGTGAACCGCCTGAAGCAGTTCTACCTTGAAGCTGGTTGTAGATGTCTGAGCTATGGTCATGTGGATACCTGAAAGTGATTTGACTTCCGCCGGTTTACATGTAACTGCACAACTTGCAAATTCCACGGAGTGTGTAACCCGGAAACCAGTTTACCCCGCAGGGGGACAATATGGTCAACTTCCCATACCCCGCCAAGCATTTTTTCTCGTAATTTAGCCAACGCATACGCTTCCGTAATCATCCACTGAAAGTCTGGGTTGGCGAGTACACAGGCGGGTGTCGCTCTATTTTTTGTGGCGTACCGTTGCGCCGTCCGCGCATTGACTTTATCTGGGTTATTTTTTGCCCACAAGTTACACTTTGCGTTGTGTTTGTCTCGGTTTTCTGCAATCCACACCGCAACTTTTTTAATGATGCTGTCCCGATTGACCACATAGTTTTTTTGCATGTACGCAGCAACGCATGTTTTACACTGGTTGCGAAAGCCGTCTTTACGGGACGCGTCTTTATGAAACCCCGTGTAGGCTTGCGCTACCATGCAACGGCTACAAGTTTTCATGTAACTGCTTGCCTATATTGGCCGCTTCTATATGCATCCTGTCTTTCGAGTCCATCGCCAAGACGTTTAGCAAGGGCAAGTGCCTCATTGTACTTAGTGTTGTACAAAGTAACCAAGTCAGCCTCGCTCTTCATGTACGTCATAGCCTCAACCAGCGCACCGTAGAGAAGTACTGTATCGAAGTTGTCGCCGAGCCACGTTTGACCCGCTGTTGTAATTGACTCTGGCATGTAGTAATAGTGCAATTCAACGTAGTACGCTGCATCAGGCGTTGGGCCGAGGATGAGTGATAGCTCGTTTGTTATCGCTGAATTAAGAATTGTCGGCCCAAACAAAGCGTAGTATTTTGGCTCGCCCGTAGAATTTGGAGTTGGGTACGCTTGACGGATAAAGTTTGCGTCCTTGTTTAGCAAGTACTCAAACGTGCCAGTATCTAAATTTCCGCCGGTAACACCTGTTACCAAGGCCAACGAGTAAACAGCCAAGAAGTCGTCTGGTAGAGAAACGTACTTGTTGTTGGCCGTTATCAATGAGTACTGATTCTTGCGGATCGACGGGAACTGCACCGAGTTGTAAATGCGCTGCTCAGCCTGCTCAATCAGAGTGTTAATCTGGGTTGTGCTGGACACGGTAGTGTTGTCCGCCAGATATGTCTCTGGGAACTGATTCTCCGTGTACGACTGGATCGCCGTTACAAGCTCGGTGTACGTCATGTTTTACGCCATTGGGCCACGAGCCATCAGGCCCTTGGTGGCTGCGCCAGTGCCACGGATTTTAATGCCCGAGGTTTTGATTGGCTGCTCACCAGCCGACTTGCTAATAGCACCAATGCTCACGTTGTAGGTGTCCAACTTGCTGTGGTTCGGCATCTTGCCCGGGTTGGTTTCCGCAACTACGGGTTTACCGGTCATAGTGTGCGGCTTAGCATAGACGCTGGCATCACCAACTTCTTTGCCACCAATCTTTTTGCTAAATTTAGCCATCTTCAACTCCTTAAGTGGTAACCGTAACTGTACCAATTTGTACGCCTAAAACCAAGAGATTTGGCGTCAGCGCATCATCAAAAAACCTAGAGCCACCCACCGGATACCAGCCCCACTGGATGTTCCGGCTACCTTCGCCCGGGCTACCATTTGCCAAAAGCCCCGAAGCCACGTAGCTACGGTCTGGGCGCGGGTCACGCAAGCCCTGCGGATCATCAACTGGATACATACCCAACTGAAGCTGCGGTTGATCTGGGTCCCAACACTCAGGACATACAAGCAAATTGTACGTCTTAGTCTTGATAATTTCTTTCCGCAGCACCTTTAAACTAAAGCGCTGCCCACAGCGGTCACACTCCGCAATCGCGTTCTTGCCGCTGGCAAACCTATTGCCCATATCAGTTTATAAACATCTGGCGCGGCACAAATCGCACCGCAGCTTTTTCACTATCCTCACCGGCGGCGTTCTGCCAAGCCTCGTCATACTGAGATTTGAGCATGGGTAGACGCTCAAACCCTGAAGGAATCTTGCCCGCTAGGTAATACGACAAGCCCGCTGCCATGCAAGGCACGAACCGGAACGGAACGTCCATAACGTTGACCCCGCCGCCAGCGTCCTGAGTGCGGCGCAGACGCCAGTAAACCAATTCGTAAGTCTGCGACCCGTCAGGCGTTGGCCAGACCGTAACGGCGGGCAGCTGCTCCCAGTACACGGCTGTAGCAGTGGTATGCACGGCTGCGGTGCTGTTATTTTGAGCACGAAAACAGCTGTTTAGGGTATTCCCTGATATGTAGCCATAATTGATGGTCTCGTTGTCAATTTTGATGAAGCCAGATGCGGGTAGGCCCACAGTAGAACTGAGGGTGATTGTTGTATCTGTCGCAGTGATGCCCCCGTTTAGCGTCAGACCAGTGGGCGAGCTTTGTGCGTTGTACCGCTGAATCCAAATTTGGATGGGCCGCGCCTGCTGGATTTTGTTTGGGATCGTGGCATAGGTTGATACGCTGATCCGGGTAATCGTCAAGTCTGCCTGCGTAGACGCTGCGTTACCGCCAGTGCGGATGACGTGCTCAAGCAGGTCAATAGTGTCAGATGGCAGCGCGTAAGTATTCTGGCCCTGCACAAAGGTGATGGTGCCCGGCTCAATCGTCCACATGTTGATGCCACGATTGGCCCAATCAGCGAACATGATGTTCAGGCTACGGCGAGCAGTCCGCAGGTCATAGCCGGTACGCATCTCGCTACCGGCGCGTTCAAACGCCTCCTCGACCAACTCAGTCAGGTCAAGGTTAAACGAGGAAGAGCCGGAAGTGTTTGCCATTATCTAAACCCTGCTGTTTTCTTTGCAATCGTTTTGGGTTGGGCTACGAATTGTTTTCCGGCTTTTTTGCCAGCACGCTTCGCACGCGTTGTCGCAGCGTATTCACTAGGGCTGAGACTTTTAATCGCAGCGCTTGGGAGGTATCGCTCACCTGTTTCAGAAGATTTTTTACCACTTTTGGTTCTCCATTTTTGGTCGCCCCAATTCTTCAGAGACTGTTGTGGGGCTTTCATATCAGTCTTTGTAGCCGCCACCAGCGGCTTTGTA